ACTNCATTTGAAGGAAGTGCATCATTAGGTGATATGGTATTCATCTCATCTGCTACGGCTAGTGCTAGTTCTAGCATAGAGTTTACATTGGGGGATTATAAGGAGTACAAGTTTTTCTTTGTTAATATTCATGCCGCAACAAGTGGTGCTGAATATCAATTTAATCTATCTACTGATAATGGTTCAAATTACAATGTAACCAAAACATCTACTGCTTTTGAAAGTTATCATTTGGAAAGTGATGCTGCTTATGGCATAGTTTATCAAGCGGCAGGTGACCATGCACAAGGAACAGGCGACCAACAATTATATAGAAATATGAGTACAGATAATGATGGTAGTTTTTCAGGTTACTTAACATTATTTAATCCCAGTTCCGACACATTCGTCAAGCACTGGGTATCAAGAGGAAATGGATTTAATACAAGTCCAACATCTATTGATTGGTATTCTGCTGGGTATGCAAATACAGTTTCACCGCTTACGAACATTATTTTCCGTATGTCTAGCGGAAACATAGATGATGGTAAGATATTGATGTTTGGATTAAACTAATATAACATGGAGAAATTATGCCACATAAAATAGTAAATGGACAACAAGTAGAACTCACAGCAGATGAGATTGCTGCAAGACAAGCTGAAGAAGCTGCATGGTTAGCTGCACAACCTTCTGCACTAGAAGTTGCTATGAAAGATTTAAGAGCTAGACGTAACAAAGCATTAACTGATTCTGATTGGACACAGTTACCGGATGTAGGATTTAATGCTGCTGAAAGAACTGCCTGGATGAATTATAGACAAGCTCTAAGAGATATTACAAATAATATTGAAACTGCTGAACAAGCACAATCAATCAATCTCCCTGCTAAGCCTCAATAACACTTGACTTTATTGTGCAACGCACTATATGGCTAGGCATATGATACCATATAATTTAGATGAATGGGAATTTATAACTAAAACTAAATAGGAAAATAATGTTTAATAATTTTAATCCTTTCAAATTACCAACTTATAAAGAAATGAAAGAACAAACAGAAAAGTTCTGGCAAGATTTCACACAGATTTATAAAGATTGGTTTTCTGATGTTGAAGATAACCTAAAAAAATAATAAGAATAATCTATGACCTGTACGAATGTTAATGTACAGCCAACTGTCATTTCTGGCGGTGATGGCAGTGCTGCATATGATGCTTTTGGAAGACTAAGAACTTCAAATCCATTTACTATTTTTGATAGTTCAAATGTTATGTCCAAGAATAATCTGTTTGATGAATCATTAACCGGTTCAGGAACAGTAAGTTATACATCTAATAAATCTACAGTTAATTTAAATGTTACAACCGCTTCAGGTGATAAAGTGATAAGACAATCTAAAAGAGTGATGTCTTATCAACCTGGAAAATCATTACTGATATTAAATACATTTGTAATGAATACTCAAACAGAAAACCTTAAACAAAGAGTGGGTACGTTTGATGCAAACAATGGAATCTTTTTTGAAGATACAGGAACAGGCTATCAAATAGTTAGACGTAGTTATGTTACAGGTTCAAGCGTTGATACAGCAGTTGCACAATCATCTTGGAATGGTGATAAGCTAGATGGTACAGGTGCTAGTGGTTATACATTAGATACGACTAAAGCGACTATTTTATTTACGGATTATGAATGGTTAGGAATGGGATCAGTTAGAGTTGGATTTGTCATAGATGGTAAATTTATTACAGCTCATACTTTTTTAAATGCAAATAATTTAGATACTGTTTATATGCAAACTGCAAACTTACCTATCAGGTATGAAATAGAAACGACAGATACCATTGGAAGTGCAGCAACATTACAACAAGTATGTTCATCTTGTATGATTGAAGGTGGATATTCTCCACAAGGAGTTGTTCAATCGGTTGGAACAGCAAGTTTAAATGGTGTTAATTTAACTACGGCTGGAACTTTTTATAATATAGCAACGATTAGAATTAAATCAGGACGACCTTATGCACTTATTATTCCTCAAGGATTTTTAGCTTCTGCCATATCTAATTCTGATTATGAAATACAATTAAGACAAAATGCAACTCCATCAACAGCGTTTTCATATACAAGTTATTCTGATAATGTAGAATACGATTTAACTGGTACTACAACGATTACAGGTGGAACGATTATTAATAGAACTTATTTATCAGGTAAAGGGGTTTCTATTGAAAACTTTGGAGATGGTTTTAATTTTGAATATCAACTTGGACAAACAATAGCAGGTGTATCTGACACATTAACTTTATGTGCTAAAGGTAAATCAAATGGTGATGATATTGTAGGTTCAATAAAATGGTACGATACGACAAATGGCTAATACATATAAAAATGCTTTCTACGATCCAAGTGTAACCACAGCAGTTACTGTTTATACTGTACCTGCTGATACAACAGGATTAATTAAGAATATACAGATTACCAATGAAAGTGGTTCAAAAGTAGTCAAAGTATTGATTACCGATAGTTCAGCTTCAACAGATTATCAAATTGCTTATGCGTCTATTACAGGAGCAACGATTTGTAACCTTGCCAAAGCACCTATCGTTATGGAAGCAGGGGATATTTTAAAGATTCAATCATCAGACACAACAGGAATTAGTGCGGTTATTAGTTTATTAGAAATAGATTTCTAATATGGATGTCGTTTATATTCCTAAAGAACAAGTTAATAAAGTTTGGGTACTTGCTAAACCTTATGTAGATGAGGCATTAGCTTATTCTAACTCTCATCATCATTCAGAACACTTTAAAGACCTTATGCTTAAAGGTAAATTACAGCTATGGTTATTGTGGGATGATAAGAAAACCACAATTAAAGAGAAGATGAATGGGGTAGTCGTATCAGAGATTATCCAAAGAAGTATCAAAAAGGTATTCCATCTACCTATTGTTACTGGAAAAAATAGACAAAGATGGCAACATTTAATTGAAAAACTTGAAGATTTTGCTAAAGATCAAGGATGTGATTTAATGGAATTAATTGCAAGACCTGGTTGGCAAAAGATTCTTGATAAACATAATTATAAGAAGACTCATGTCATCTTAGAAAAAGAACTAAAGGAGAAAGACTAAATGTCATTTTTATCAAGCGCAGGAGATACTACTCAACAAACCGTATCAGGTGCTTACGCACCAGCTACACCAGCATTAGGACAGATTTTAACAGAAGCAACTAATATTTATAATTTAGGTTCAGCAGGATCAGGTTATGTTGCACCTACTCAACAAACATTATCAGGAATTGCACAGGCTGAACAAATGGCTAACCTTGCTCAACAACAACAGGCTGCCACTTTATCTGGTGGATATTTAAATCCTTTTCTTTCACCAATGCTACAACAATTTGGTGAAGAAGCTTATACTAATGTTGCTAGTCAATTTAGTGGAGCAGGAAGAACTCCAGGTTCTCCGGTATCTCAACAACAAGTCGCAGCACAAGTTGCAAGTAAAGCTTTACCTTATGCTTTCCAAACATACGGACAAGAAAGAGCCTTTCAAGAAGCTGCTGCAAGAGGAACACCTACTTTAACACAAGTCGGTTCTCAATTAGAGGCTTTACAAAGAGCAGAACAATTAGCGCCATTCCAAGCATTACAACAATACTCTGGATTAGTTTCACCAATTGGTTTTGGATTCCCAACACAAACAACAACTANAGATGTTGCTCCTGATTACTTAACAGCAGGTTTAGGTATAGGACAATTATTATTAGGTAGAGGTGGAATATTTAATCCTATACAAAGTTTATTGTAATGAAAAAGATTAACAAAATATATTTTGATATAGAAAATAAATTTAAACAAAAACCCTTAAAGTATTACATTATACTTTTAATTATAGCGGTAGTAATATGAGTAGTGCAATTAGTTCAATAACTGATGTTGTATCAGACGTCATTGGTGCTGGTGGTGAAATTGTTAAAGGTGGAACTGACATTTTAGGTAATGTCGTTGAAGAAGGTGGAGATTTCGTATCTGACGTTGGTAAAGTTGTTTCAGACTTAGATATTGAAGATGCAGTAACCACTTATGTGATGACAGGGGGTAACCCTTATGCGGCTGCTTTTGCTGCAACTTCTGGTGATGAAAAATTAGGATTTAATCCTGCAGTATTCTATGACCCAACTGGTGGTGGATTTGGTTTTGCAGATCCTGAAATTTATGGTGGTAATATGCCTAATGTTCCTGCTTATCCAGGTCAATCTATTATTGAACCTTTTGCAACACAAGCTATTACATCTTTAGCAAGATCAGCAATAGAACAAGACCAGCCTACTCAACAACAATTTTCTAACATTGCTAATCTTACCTTAGAGGGTTTAGAGCAATTACAAGGAATGATTGCATCAGGTGAATATGAAAAAACACCCTCTTTACAATTTTTTCAACAAGGTAATGTAACTCCTACAGGAGATATTATGAGCCGATACGATACAGCTAAATCAAACCTAAGTAATGTCATTAGACCTCCAGGACTTATTGGTATGGAAGGAAGACTTGGTATCTATGAAGATTACTTTCAAAAGAGAGGATTAATATAATGGCGATATACGATGATTACATTAGAAAATATATTTATGGTATGCCTGGTCAAGTAGAATCTGGAACAGGTATGACAACACAAGGAACAAGAGGTTTATTAGGCAGAGGAGGTGAAATGGGAAGTGGTGGTTTATTACAACAGGCATTTTCTTCTCCTGCAATTACTGGTGGATTAGGATTAATTGCTGCTGGTATGAGAGGTGTTGATCCTCAAACTGCAATGATTAAAAATCAGCAACTTCAAAGTTTACAAAGACAGCAAGAAAGAGATATTAAAAGACAACAAGTATTTAAAAATCTACCAGAAGATAGTCCATATAGAAAATTATCAGAGTCTGGTTATAGAGATGCTGCGGTAGCTGCCTATTTAAGAGATATTCAAGAACAGAAAAAAGCAGCAATAGAAGCTGCTCAAACTTCAAGACAAGAAATAGCAGGATTAACAAAAGATTTTAGAGGTATATATACTAAAGATCAAATTGTTAAAAACTTTAACGAAGGTCAAACTCAATTAAATAAATTACTCTCTGGTGTAGATCAAAAAACAGCAGCAGGAGATTTATCTGCAATCTTTACTTACATGAAAGTTTTAGACCCAACTTCAGTGGTTAGAGAAGGTGAACAAGCTACAGCTTCAAATGCAACTGGTGTTTCAGGTAGAGTAAGAACTTTATATAATAAAGTTTTAGCTGGAGANAAATTAAATGATGATCAAAGAAATGATTTCAAAANAACAGCTATTGGATTATTCCAATCTAATCAACAAGCGCTTGATGCTTATAGATCAGGATTATCTAATTCATTTACCGCAAAAGGTGTAAAAACTGAAGATGTCTTTATTGATGCTGATTTAAGACCTAAAAAAATCAAAATAAATGGTAAGGAACAAAATGTTCCTCTTGGTACAAAATTAATTGATTTCCAAGATGGATTTTATTTTTACAGAACTCCTTCAGGAGTAACATTCAAGGTTAAAAGAAAAGGTTAATCATGGCTGAAGTTGTTGAAGCAGAATTGGTAACAGATTACCAAGAAGATACTAAATTAAGAGAAGTTCCTTTAAAAATAAGAACGGCAGTATCTGCTGCACCTAATCTAGCATCTAAAGTTGCTACACTTAAAAAATTCTATCCTACTGTAGAACAAGATCAAAAAAATCCAGATAACTTTTTTGTTACTGACGAATTAGGAAAACGATTTGTTTTAGATAATAAAGACACAACAAATGTAGGTGATGTTATAGATTACATCAGACCGATATCACAAGCTATTGGTGGAACATTTGGAGCTGTATTTGGAACACCTGCTGCGCCAGGTGCAGGAACAGCAGTTGGAGCTGGATTAGGAACAGCAGCAGGAGCTCAAGTTGCTGAAATAGTTGGTTCTGCTTTTGGAACTGAAATATTAAGAACTCCTAGAGAGTTGGTTGCAGAAAGAGCTACCGATGTTGCTTTAGGAACTGCTGGACAACTTATAACTCCTCCTATTATTAGAGCTGGGAAAAGTTTAGTTGTAGGCGGTAAAAAAGGAGCAGAAGCTGCTATAAAAAGATTAAAAGATTTTGGAAACGCTGGAGTATCTCCATCTTTAGGACAGGCAACTTTAAATCAAGGTGTTCAAACAGTTGAAATGGTTCTAGGAAATGTACCAGGTGCTTCTGGTAAGATTGCTAACTTTGCTTCAAAAGCTCAAGATGATTTAGGTAATTTTTCAACTAAAATTGCTTCTAAATTAATTAAACAACCAACTCCTGCAACATCTATTAAAGCAGGTCAGCAAATTAAATTGGGTATTACGGATCAAGGTTTATCAGGTCAATCATCATTTGTAGGTCGTTTCAAATCAAGAGCAAATCAATTATTTGGTGAAATAGATAATTTTATTCCAGGTGAAACAAATGTACCTTTAACTAACACAATTAATACTCTTAAACAGCAAGTATCACCTATACCTGGTGCTGTTAAAACAAGCGAAGTCTTTAAAAATAAATTTTTAAATGAAGTGTTTGAAAATTTAACTCAAGATATGGGTAAGAAAAATGCCTTACCTTATGAAGCTGTAAAACAATTACGTTCTAAAATAGGTAATAAACTATCTGATATGTCTTTAATTGCTGACGTTGATAAAGCACAATTGAAATTAGTTTATGGTGCATTGTCAGAAGACATGAAAGCCTTAGCTAAGGCAAAAGGAACAAAGGCATTTAATGCTTATACAAGAGCTAATAAATATTACCAATCAGGAATACAAAGAATTGAAGATTTCTTAGAGCCTATTAATAGAGTTGCAGACCCTGATAGACTTACTTCATTATTATTAAATACTGGTAAAGAAGGTGCAACAAGAATTAATGCGGTTAAAAAAAGTTTAACTGACGATCAATATAAAGTTTTTGTATCTTCTGTAATTGAGAGATTAGGAAGAATTAGACCTTCACAAGGTATAGCTGATGAAGCTGCTGGTGAAGTTATTGAAGGTTCAGGAAGATTTTCTAGTGAAACTTTTTTAACAAATTGGAACGCTTTAAGTAAAGAAGCAAAGAACGCTTTGTTTACTGGTAAAGGTATGGGTAATATTAGAGCTGATATGGACACCATTGCAAGAATATCATCTGTTATAAGAGAAAGTGGAAAAACATTTAGAAATCCATCTGGAACTGCTGATAGATTAGTTGGTCAGGGTATTATTTTTGGTGCTGCTGGTGGTGCGATTGGCAGTGCTAATCCTGCTTTTTTAATTTCACTTCCTTTGGTTATTGCTGGTGCAAATCAATCTGCTAAACTTATGACTAATCCTGCGTTTATTAAATGGATGGCTCAAGGAGTTAAAATCGCTGGTAACAAAGGATTTGACGGAGCTGCTGAACATTTTGGAAGATTAGGTGTTGTTATGGCAAATGCAGATTCTGAAACCAGACAACATATTCAAAATACACTTCAAATGTTTATTGATAGCGATGAAAGAATAAGAAAAAAAATAGAAAGCCAAACCATTAAATCAATGACGCCATAATGTAATATGACAAAAGTATCTCAATCTAAAAAAAACGAAATTGAAATTGTTAAACTACAAAGCGAACTTAATATCGTTAATCACAAAATAGACACCATTAAAGATAATCACCTACAACATATTGATGAAAAGATAAATCTCATCTATAAGTTTGTATGGTTGATTCTAGGAACAGGGATGGCAAGTGTCGCAAACCTAGTCGTAACTCTGTTACTAAAGTAGATTTAGGAACAATCTCAGAACTTCAAGCCGTTAATTTATTAATTCAATCTGGTTTTTACGTTGCTAGGTCATGTCATGTACAATCACCTTTTGATATTGTCGCAGTAAGTCCAAAAGGTAAGACTTTTCTTATAGATGTTAAAACAAAGTCTTATAGAAAAAAAAGTAATTGTAAGATATATAGAACACCAACAAAAAAACAAAAAGAGTTGGGAGTGCATATTATGATTATTGACCAACAAAAAGTTGAAGATAGAAAAGAACAAAAAGAATTTTTTGATAAACTAAAAGACATGGTTGATTGCTTTCCAAGTCCTACCATGTTCAAAGATTTAAAAGGGGAAAAACATGGATCACAAAGACTTCAAAAAAGAAATAGAAAAAAAACTTAAAGAAAAATTACAGTTTGGTACTTGGTTAAAGAACGCAAAAGAAAGAGCTTCAAGACCAAGAGTTACAAGAAATATTCTACAGCCTCAAGAAAACTTAAAACAAGAGAATCATTGTGTCGTAGATGATGATAAGAGTTACACATGAAAATAAGTGATAATACAANTGTAGCTTTACCTTTGCGTAACCTACTNACNATTATAGGTGCTGTAGCCGTTGGTGTATGGTTTGCGTTTGGTGTGATTGAAAGATTAAATAATCTTGAAACCAAAAACCAATTGTTTGAAAAAGATTTACTTGAAGCGTCAGTTCAAAAACCCATAGACCAAGAACAGTTTATGTTAATTGAGTACATGACCAAACAAATAGAAAAACATGCAAAACAATTAGAAGATAATGTTCATACTGGTGTCATGTTAAAACAGTATGAAAAAGAAATAGAAAAACTTAAAAAAGATGTTGAGAGATTAAAAGATCAAACTAGAGATATTAAATTTGCAAATGGAAATGGTAAACACTAATGGAAACAGAACTNATTAATTTCTTTTTAAAATACTTAGACCCTAATTTTTTTAGNAAAGCATTTAGTTATTGCTTTTGGTACTGGGGATTTTTCACAGTGATCTTGATTGTTTTATTGAGGAAAAAATAATGACTAAAATAGTTATTGCATTATGTTTGTTTATTAATGGTGAACTCAAAGAACATAGGGTTCAACAATCTATGTCTGAATGTTTAAAGCATAAAAGAATAGCATCAAGAAACAGTGATATGAATAATAAGCAATATGTTTGCGGTGAAGTTAAAGCGGTCATGGATAAAAATGTAGATGGGTCTTTAAGTATTAAGAAAATTATAATAGAATCTAAATAATGAAACATTGTATAAATCAAACCACACAAGGTTGTGTGTTATCAGGAGGTTGCAGATGCAAGAATTATACTACACATTCTTACGTTGGTTACTCAAAGTCGTTAGCCGATGGGAAAACAGAATTTGGCGCAAGCTATACACTAAAAGGATTAATAGAAGGTTCAAATGAAACTGACAGAGAACTTCTCTCTTGCTGAACTTGTAAAATCACAAGTTGCTGAGAGAAAAGGAATAAACAATAATCCTTCATCAGATCAAACTAGTAATTTAAAAAAACTAGCAGAGTCTGTTTTACAACCTTTGCGAAACCATTATGAATCACCTGTAATTATTACATCAGGTTATCGTAGCGCTGAACTTTGTATTGATATTGGTTCTTCTATTCATAGCCAGCATTGCAAAGGACAAGCAGCAGATTTAGAGATTATTGGTGTATCTAATTATGATGTCTTTAAATGGATTAAACATAATTTAGATTATGACCAACTCATATTAGAATTTTGGAAAGGTGAAGATGAACCGAACTCCGGTTGGATTCATGTTTCATACGTTGGAAAGAAAAATAGAAAAGAATCTTTAAGAGCTTTTAGAGATCAAGAAGGAAAGGTGAAATATAGACCGTTATGATTTGGAGTATGTTACCGACATTATTTAAAGCAGGTTCTGAGATATATAAGAACCGGCAAAGAGCTAAGATTGCTTTATCTCAAGCAGAACTACTTAATGCTGAAAAGGCTGCAAGAGGTGAAATTGAAATAGAAAAGATTAAAATTCAAGAAAGACAAAACGATTATAAAGATGAGATCGTTTTAATTCTAATCTCAATACCCTTAATGATTGCAGCTTGGGGAGTGTTTAGTGATGATCCAGAAATCATTGCAAAGCTTGAAGCTTTCTTTGAACAGATTAATAAATTCCCTCTTTGGTTGCAAGGACTTATCATTGGTGGTTATTCAACCGTTCTTGGTATAAAAGGTATCAATACCTTTAAGAAATGAAATTTGTATTACTCATAACTTTATGCTCATTAAGATATGAGGCTTGTATGCCTCCCATTGAAGGTGGGTTTTATAAAAACTTACATGATTGTGCCAAAATTGGTTATGAAACAAGTTTAGATATGGTAAAACAAATTGACCCTGAAGCTTTTAATCTTAATAAATATATTATAAAATTTAGATGCGGAGAATTAGAAGATGATCAAATATAGAGGTGAAACATTTTCAGGTTATAACAAACCAAANAGAACACCAGGTAAATCTAAAAAGTCTGCGGTATTAGCTAAGCAAGGAGATCAAGTTAAACTGATTCGTTTTGGTGATCCTAATATGAAAATTAAAAAACATATTAAAGCTAGACGTAAATCATTTAGAGCTAGACATAAATGTGAAGGCGCAACCAATAAACTATCTGCTAGATATTGGAGCTGTAAGGCTTGGTAATGCCTAAAAGACTTAAAATAGAAAAAGTATATACTGTAGGAGTTTGTAAATACTGCAATGAAGTTTTGGACACCAAAGATAGTTTTGTAGTATTCGCAGATAAAACAAAAGCTCATCATGAATGTTATAGAGTTGATGCTGAGTTAGAACAAAAAGAAAAAGGAGTAATATAATGCCNATGGTCGGAAAGAAAAAGTTCGCATATACTAAGAAAGGNAAAGCTGCCGCTAAAAAATATGCAAAGAAAAAAGGTAAAAAAGTAAAGAGTAAATACTAATGGAGCAAAAGTATATGAATAATATATTAATGACAATTAGACATTGGGTTTGCCAATTCTTTGATATTAAACAATGTCAATGTGTTTTTAAAAGCAAACCTAAAAGAAAGAAAAAGTAATGCCACTTACAAAAAAAGGTAAGAAGATTATGAAAGCCATGAAGAAAACTTATGGCAAGAAAAAAGGCGAATCAGTATTCTATGCCACCGCTAGAAAGAAAAAGATTAAAGGTGTAGAAAGAAAGAAAAAGAAATGAAAAAAGGATATCACAAAACAAAGTCAGGCAAGGTAGCTAAAAAGGGTTTATATTATTATATCAATCGTAAAAAGGCTAAAGGAACTAGCAAGAGTAAAAGCAAAAGTACCATTTCATCTAAAGCTTACTCTGCTATGAAAAAAGGTTTTAAGAAATCATAAGTTTGCGACTAAGAACATAGTCTGTGTGATACCTTAGTATCATGGGTGGTAGGTGGGAAACAATTTCAATTTAATTAAAGTTAGACGACAAGCCAAAAAGGGGAAATATGTACTTGCCGCCTAACCACACACAACAATAAACGATTATTTTTACATATCGTTATAAGATGTTTTCACAACAGGTGTAACGACCTGATCTTGTTGGACATCTTGAGAACCAACAAAATTCTGTAATTC